CACTAATGAACTGTTTAAGTTTCCACCTGAAAGAGTACAGGAAGGCTATGAATTTTTAGCCACAGCAGATAGATTAATTGGTCATAACATTATAGGTTTTGATATACCAATGATTAAGAAGTTTGGTAGTGTTGATCTTTCTCACAAACCTGTTGTTGATACTTTAGTTATGTCAAGATTATTTAATCCTGTTCGTGAAGGTGGACACAGTTTAGATAAGTGGGGGCATAGATTAGGATTTCATAAGATTGAGTTTGATGATTACGAAAACTACTCTCCTTTAATGTTAAAGTATTGTACTCGTGATGTGCAATTAAATACAGTTCTATTCCATCATTTAAGAAACGAAGGTAGAGGATTTACTAAAGACTCTGTTGAACTAGAACAAACCATTGCACTCATAATGAAACAGCAGGAAGAGAAAGGCTTTAAGTTTAATGTGCAAAAAGCAGAACTTCTATTAGCTGAACTTAGACAGAAGATGCAGAAGGCAGAAGATGAAGTACACGAAGTATTCAAACCTAAACTTATAGATGTAAAAGATGTTAAACCTAAACTTAAAAAGGATGGTACTTTATCTAAGCGAGGTTTAACTACTGAAGAATATGAAGAAAGATTAGAAACAAATGACACAACTCCATTCACTAGACGTAAGCTACAAGACTTTAACTTAGGCTCACGTAAACAAATAGGAGAATACTTAGTAGAGTTTGGTTGGAAACCGAAAAGATTTACTGTCACAGGAAAACCTATGGTAGATGAAAAGACATTAGCTAAGATAGAGAACATACCACAAGCTAAGTTAATCGCTGATTATCTTTTGTATCAGAAAAGAATTGCACAGATTGATTCTTGGATTAAAGCAAGAGAAAGTGATGATAGAGTACATGGTTTTGTTATACCTAATGGCACTATCACAGGTCGTATGAGCCACAGAGCACCTAACATGGCTCAAGTACCTAACATTAAAAGCCCTTATGGAAAAGAATGTAGGGAATGTTGGACAGTAGACGAAGGTTATAAACTAGTAGGCATAGACGCAAGTGGACTGGAACTAAGGATACTTGCACATTACATGAAAGACGAGGAATTTACAAATGAAATTATCAACGGAGATATACACACAGCTAATCAACACGCTGCAGGACTTGAATCAAGAGATAAGGCAAAGACATTCATCTATGCACTTATATACGGAGCAGGAGATACAAAACTTGGTAGTGTGGTTGGAGGAAATCAAGATGATGGTGAAAGACTTCGACAACATTTCTTTAATAATAGACCAACATTTAAGGCTCTTAGAGATAAAGCTATCAGAGCATCCGAAAAGAAATGGTTGAAGGGATTAGATGGTAGAAAACTTTTAATAAGAACACAACACGCTGCCCTTAATACCTTACTACAAGGTGGTGGAGCAATAGTAATGAAGAGAGCATTAGCTATGCTACACTCTTTAATTAAATTACAAACACTAGACGCACACTTCGTTGCTAATATACATGACGAGTGGCAGATGGAAGTGCGAGAAGATTTAGCAGATTTTGTAGGTAAGTTAGCTGTTGATTGTATACAGACTGCAGGTAACTATTATAATCTTCGCTGTCCTATGGATGGGGAATACAAAGTAGGAGACAACTGGAGTGAAACACATTAAATGTATGTGCAGAGAACTTGAAGAAGATAAACACTTGAAGTACGATATAAACAGCCAAAACTATATATCTGATGATAGATATTTAAAAGCATTTGAAAATGCAACATTAATTGAGCAAACCTATAAAGGCTCTAAAGAAGATTTTTATATTGATTATGCAGATGTTCATTCTGAACAATGGGAAACATTATTCTTTCCTCAACCAGATTATAATTGTGGTGAAACTATTGATATCTATGATAATGCATGTTATTCAACTGAACATTGGTCTAACAGAGAAGAAGGACAACATGATGTTATTACAACTCTTTGTCATTTTTGTGTTATACACAGAAAAAAGAACATGCCCTACATAGTTGAATATAGTAAAGTAAAATGGGATATAGGAGTTAATCAATGAAACACATTAAACCAAACGATAGTAGTAGAAAGGGAGACATGGCTGAGTTTTATGCAGTAACATGGTTATGGGATAATGGCTATGAAGTCTTTAAGAATTGTGGATGTAGTGGTCCAATAGATTTAATAGTTAGAGATTCAAAAGGAAATATAAAACTTATTGATGTTAAAACTGCACAACCACAACTGCATAAAGAAACAGGTAACAATGTTACGAAGGGCGGTAGTAGATCACCAGAACAAGTTGAAATAGGAGTACAATTATTACAGTTTGAGCCTGATACAAGAACACTAAGATTTGTGGAGCATAGAGAATGAAAAAACTAAACACACTAGTAGACGATATATATAAACAGTTGTCAGGACTTGGCGAGGGTAAATCACTTAACCTATCTGACGAAGTGATAGATCAGTTTGGCGAGGATATGAAAGAGGTACTGCGTCATTGGTCTAATCCTAGACCTAGAGACAAGGAAACTTTAAGGATGTCTAATATAGGTAGACCTAATAGACAGCTTTGGTTTGACATGAAGACAGAAGCACAAGCACAACCAATGCCACCTGCTACCTTCATTAAGTTTCTTTATGGACACATGCTCGAAGAAGTTATACTTCTATTAGTTAAACTAGCAGGACACAAGGTATCTGATGAACAGAAAGAAGTAAAGGTTAAAGGAGTACAAGGACACATGGACTGTGTTATTGATGGAGAAGTAATAGATATTAAGACTGCCTCTGGTTTTGCCTTTAAGAAATTTAAAGACGGAACACTAAGAGAAGACGATACCTTTGGTTATCTTGCTCAACTGGCAGGATATGAAGCAGGTCATGGTACTTCTGGTGGTGGCTTCTTAGCTATGAATAAAGAAAGCGGAGAGTTAGCACTATATCTTCCAGAAGAACTTGACAAACCTAACATAGAGAGTAAAATAACTACAGTAAAGAAGTCTTTAAAAGACGACACACCACCTGAATTATGTTATCAACCCATACCTGATGGTGTTTCTGGTAACATGAAACTACCTAGAGGATGTATGTATTGCAGACATAAGATAGAGTGTCATAAAGATTCTAATAATGGTAAAGGACTTAGAGTATTTCAATATGCTAAAGGTCTATCATATTTAACAAGGGTTGTTAAGCAACCTAAAGTACAGGAAATTACACATGCATTCAAGAAAAGCAAAGCGAATAAGAAGACACGCAAATCAACTGGTGTTTGAATGGTTAAAGACTATGTTGACCGATGAAGAAGCTAAGAAACTTAACCCTAAGAACATGGTTAATTACATGCCGGAGCAAACTCACTTCTTTGCTAATCGCAGTCTTCATATATCTGCTTATACTCCTCGTTGGTTTCAAAAAAGAATTAAAAGAATTATTAGAAAGAACAAGAAGACTATTGAAGATATTACAGTACAGGAAATAGAAAATGCCTGAAGAAAAACCTCTCCATGAAATAGGATTAGAAGAACTTATACTAGTTACTGGTAGTTTTATTTTCGCAGGGAATAAATTAGAAGATGTAGACACTGATGTTATTATGAAGTTGATGGAGTTAGCTGATGATGAATTAGAATATCGTGCTACTGGAATACCTAAAGATACACAAATACATTAAGGAAAGATATGGAATATAAATTTAACGAAGAGAATATAATAGAACAAGTACAAAGATATGTAGATAGAACCTATGAAAGACATTACGCACAAGGTAAATATCAAGCAACTGATATGATTATAGATGCAGGACATGGTAAAGGATTTTGCATGGGTAACATTATGAAGTATGCTATGAGGTGTGGTAAGAAAGATGGATCAGATACAGAGATGGACTTACTTAAAATAATACACTATGCAATGATAGCGATACATTTAGAAGAAGATATATTTGACAAGGAAGGTCATTATGATAACGGATAAAGTAGGAAACAAATCATACTTAGGTATTGAAATTAATTATGATAAGGAGTCTAAGCTAGATAAGTTTAGTTT